GAACGCCGTGCCACGCAGGCGACGAAGCAGGGTCGGGTAGCCCCTGGCGGACTCCTCGCCCCATGCCGCGTGCCAGCCCGCGTCCACCTCGCGGCACCACACGGCCACATCCGATATGTCGCCCGGCCAGTGCCACACGGCGGGCCGAAGGCACCCTACTTTGATGCCGATCAGGCCGTCCGGGACGCGGGCGTCCGCCACGACGGCGGACGAATTCTGGTAATGGAGCGTCGCCGCGGCGGTCGAAAAGACGGCGGTCGCCCTGGCCCATTGTGGCGAGAACACCGTGGGCGTGATGGCGGCCGTCGGGCCGGAACCGGTCGCCTCCCGCTTGAATGCGACCAACTGGGAGGACACTTCGGCCAGCCGCACGGCGTCCGCCGAATTGCCCGACAGGTCGGAAATCTCGAAAATTGCCTTCTGGTCGGACACCGCCGCCTGCCGGTATCGCACGGACACGGACAGCGGGAGCGTGACGGAGATGCCGGCCTGGACGTAGTCGTTGCTCCCGTCGAAACTCAGCGACCCCCACCCGCCCTGCGGACCCTGCCCCGACCACGCCGGCCCGTTGGTGAGCGTGCCGTTGGTCTGGCCGTTGGCTCGCCGCCCGAAGTCGAACCACCTCTCGCCTCTCAACTGAGGCAGGGCAAGCCAGAAATGGTCCGGGCACAATTCGTGGCCGTGCTCGACCGGCGACCCCATGTCGATGGAGTCGGCGTCGGCGACGACCAGCCCTCGCGGCCCGTACACCATCAGTTGTCATCCTGAAGGTAATTCAGGGCGTACCAACCATTCACGGTGAAGCTGTCGGTGCCGTTGCCGTTCTGATAGACGAATCGAAAGTATCTGGCCTGGGGCACGAACGACACCAAACTGCCTCGCGTGAGATCAGCCCCAGCAGAGCCTGCTTTCCACGAGTAGATCGGGCTCCCCTCACCCGAGTCAGGCCAGGTCGAATTGTCGTGGCTGTACTGAACTAGTACGGTCAGTGCGGCTGAGTTCGTCGTGCCAGCTTGGGTCAGCCCGAACTGTGCCGTTACAGACGTAGCTTGCGGCGACGTGGCCGCCCCGATGTCCACGGACGTGCCGTTGGCGGAACCGCCCGCCGACACCGACACCGCCGAATCGACCTGCGTTTGTGACGCCCCTAGCTGCTGCCCGAACTGGCTCATTGCATTGCCCTCACGGCGGCGACCTCGGAAGCCGCCAGCCCGCCGGCCGGACGGCCGAGTGCCACGGCTAAGGGCGAGTCACCGAGATAGGATTCTTGGACGGTCGAGGTCGCCGCGAGGTAGGCGTTGACCGCGTCTACCTCATCGCTCGACACGTTGCCCTTGAGCAGTTGCACCTGAGCCCATCGTGCCAGTGCCTCGCGGTCCTGAGCTTTCACGAGGGCCGAGATACTGTCCAGTGTCGTATCCGGGATTTTGGCGAGGTTCGCCGGGCTGATGAGGCTCAGCAGGCCGGCGTGAGTGAGCGAGACGGGAACGGTCACGTCCCGCGTGAGCACGGGTCGCGTCGTCAGCGCGACGGCAGCCTCGGCGTCGGACAGGCCGGCGTACTCGGGTTCGGCGAGAAGGCCCGCGACGAGCAGCATTTCCACGTCAGTCAGATTCGGCGTCGGCACGTTGCACCCCCGCGAGCTTGCCCCGCTTCATGAACGAAGCCATGTCCCGAGCCGGCGGCTCGGGCTCGGCCGCTGCCTCGTCGCCCGCCCTCTTCGCGTTCGCCTTCACCGCCCGGAGGACGACTTTCGCTTTCGGCGACGACTCCAGGGCGGTGATCTTCTTCAACACACCAGCCCGCGTTGGCGTGTAGTACAGCGACTCCACGCCCCCGACGCGGAACGTCCACCTGCCCGCCCGCTTGTGCCCTTCCGGACACTGATAGATCTCGATGCCTTCCACGGCAGTCCTCACGGTTGGCTGAGTTGGATAAAGCCCTCGGAATCAATCGTAACGCTGAAAGTGCCGCCGCCGAGTACGGCCGGCAAGCCCGTGGCCGTGTCGATGTACGCGATCAGAGGATCATTCTCGGGGGTGGTGTCGTCGCCGCCGAACTGCTTGTAGAAGATCATCGCCCGCACCGTCTGGCCCGACTCCAGCGTGCCGAAGTCGATGTCGCCCATGTCCAGTTCAACGCGGTCGTTCGCGTCGTCGATGTTGACGGCGGCACTCGCGATCGTCTGCCGGGCGTAGCTCGACACGGAGATTTCGACTCCCGAGCCTCCCGTGAACGAATCGAGGAAGTCGTGATCCTTGTCGGGCGTGTAGCTGGACGTGGACCGCTCCAACAGGCAGCGGATCGTGTCCGCCTCCCAATCGAAGTCGCCTTTGTAGGCAAGCTCGAATTGCTTCGTGTACAGGATGTTCGACACGGGCTCACTCCTTAAATACGCCGGGCAGATCATCGACCCGCCCGGCCACACATTTACGCAGCCAGAGATGCCTCAAAAGCATTCACTTCGGCCTGTTGATCGGCGCTCAATTCGACCGTCTGATAGCCGAACGCCGCGACCATCTGGGCGCCATAAAACCGCTGAAGAGCATAGCGAAGTAGCCCCTCCGCCACCTCCATCCAGTGCCGCACTTGCTCGACGAACTCAGCGTCGAAGTCAGCCGTGTCGTAGCCGTGCTTCAAGCGAACGTAGATGGCCTGGACCGCGTCGCCGTACTTCCAGATGAAATACACGATCTTGTTCAACATCGCTCACTCTCCCTTGAAGGTGAGCCCGTATTCGCGGGCCACCGATTTGAAATCCGCCGCCGTACACGCCCCGCCCACGGCGAGGATGTCGTCGGCCAACAGGTTGCACTCGCTCCGCGCGGTTTCCGGGAAGTAATCCCGCACAGTGCCCCGCACCAGCCGCCGCAGTCGCCACCGCATCAGCGGACCCGGCCGGGCCGCCAGGGCGGGCACGTCCTCCGCCGCGTAGCGGTCGATCAGGCACCGCACCAGGGCCGTCACGATCGCCACCAGGATCGACTCCCAGGCAAAGGATACCTTCTCGGAATTGAGAAAATATTCCCCTTCCCGGGAGCCGAACTTGCGGCGGACGCGGCCGATCAGGATCTCTCGCATGGTCACGGCATGACCCCCCGCAAACTCCCAGGATCACCGACGTGTCGGGCAGTTGCCGCCGGGGCAACCGCCGCCGAACGACGACCGAACCGCCGGCGAGTAAGACGGCATCGGCGAATACCGTGGCATCGCCGGCACGGGGGCGGACACCGCCGAAGACGACACCGGCCGATACCAACCCGTACAGGCCGGGTTGCTCTGCTTCAGCGCGGCGTCGTATTGCCACCCCTCGCCGTCCGGCTTCGGCGGGGCACCGACCGGGACTTCGGCGGCGGGCACGAACTTGCAACCGTCCGGGCCGCACTGCCAACTGCCGCCCTTGGCCGGCTTGGTCTTCGCCTCCCGGGAGCACGGTGCCTGACAGTTCTCGCCGGTGTCATGCGGGCATCGACAGTCGGGACCACAGTGGCATCCCGGCATGCACCCCTTCATGTTCGGCCAACGCTCGCCGACGGGGGCGGGGCAGCAGTTCGCACACTTCTTCTCGAGGGCGTCGAGCCGCTTCTCCACGGCCGTCAACCGCTCCTCGACGGAGAACGTCCAGTCGATCGGCTCGCCGGCCGCGGCGAATGAACAGAGCAGCAAGCCGCACAGAGCGACGAGTAGGTCACGCATGGGATTGTTCCTTGCCCTTCTTGCGGGCGGTTTTGGGTTCTTCCGTGGCTGAGGCGAAGATCCAGGGGATCGGTTCATTCCGTCGCGGAAAGCCCTTGAAGCTTGACGCCGCGAACGTGTCGCCACCTCGGGCCATTCGGGTCACGATCTCCGGCTCGACCAGGAACGCACCCGAGGGCAATGTCAGTTCTTTGCCGGATTCCAGTTGCACCCGGTTGTTCTCGCTCCCGAGGTAGTCACCCCAGGAGTTCTGGCAGACCACCGCCGGGCGGTTGCCCTTGACCACCAGGGAACCCCGGAAGGTCATCTGGTGAGCCCACGTCCCGGACGGGCGGCACCAGCCGCCGACGCTCCGTTTCATGGCGAATCCTTGCATGCTCGCCACCGGAACCGGGTAGCCGTTGGCGAGCATGTCACGCACCTCTTCGTAGGTGCTGCACTGCGTTACGGTCTGGACTGGATGCATTTTGGCAACGCCTTCGAGCGGATCAGGACACCCACGAGCGCCCCACGACTTGGCACGGCTCGAATCGTAGTGCGTCAGGTCATAGACATCGCTGCCGATCTCGTGGCGATCGCGAAGGATGACCCCCCACTGGCTCACCCACTTGGCACCCCACGCCCCGATTGAGCCATCGTCGTTTCGACCCCACCAGCCACCGACTTCGCAGCGTGAACCGCCGTAAATCGGTTCTGTGGCCACAATGCCGTGTTCGCCGTCTTCGGACACCAGCCGATCGAGGATCGCCTTGGGAACCTCTTCCATGTCACCGTTGGCAATCTCGATCAGCATGAGATCCTGACACCCACGAGCCCAACCGTGGGAAACGCAGTCGCCGATCTTCTGGTGATAGCTTGCGAGCACCTTGCCAAGAATCGCCTCTTCCGCGGCCCAGAACCAGATATCCTTGCCCTCGCCCGTGCCGGCGAGGTGGGACGCGCAGGAGACGAACTGCGGGTTCGGCAGCGACGCCACGACCCGCTCGACCTCGGCCGGGTTGATCACCAGCCCGCACAACTTCTGGATTTCGTAGTTGGTCATTTGCCGGCCTCCTTCAGGGCGTCCGCGATCTTCCCGAACACGCCCGACACCATCGCCGGGTCGAACGACGCCGCCGGGTCGGTCGGCAGGTACTTCTTCAACTCCGGCTGGATCACCGCCTGTACGCCGGGCAGTTTGCCCGCCACCCCGAGCCGGTTGGCCTCGGCCTTCATGGCCAGGAACAGCGCTCCGGCGTTGGCGTAATCGCCCGGCCTGGTGGTGCGATACAGCGACTCCAGCCCGCGGAGCGATTCCGCCTTCTTCGAGTCCAGGTCCGCCCGGTACGCCCGCTTGATCGACTCGGTGAACTCGTCAGCCGGGCCGGGTTGTGGCCCCGGCCCGGGTTCCGGCTCGGGCGGGTTGTCGCCTGTGATGCGGATCGTCAGGCCCACGGGCTCGATCTTGCGGGCGTCGAAATCGACCCACCAGCCCTCGAACTCGTACAATCCGGGCTTGCCGGTCACGCACCAGCAGTCGGCGTGCTTGTGGACCGACAGGCCCGGCGGGATCTTGATCGCCAACTGTCCCGTCGTGGCCACCTTGTAGGTGCCGATCGTGTGCTCCGGGAACTCGCCCGGCCCGCTGATCGGCTGACCCCAGGCGCCGGCACAAAACGCCAGCAGGACCGCGCAACTGGCGGCGAAACGTCTCACGATCGACCTCCGGGATTTTCGGGGCAGTGGTTGGCGGCGATTCCGCCGTCGGGTCTGTCGGTCAGGTGATCAGCGTGGTCGCGGGAGGCGTGGTAATCTCGCCGGTGCCCCAGAATCTCCTCAATCGCCCGCGTAGTGTTGACCTCGATCCGGGCCAGGATTTCCGTCTGGCGCGTGATGTGGACCGTCTGGGCGTCCAGGTTTTTTTGCAGCGTCGCCACCAGTTTGAGGTGGGCACTCGCCGCGTGCGTAATCAGCCCGTGCTCCGCGCCGAACAGTCGCACCCAGATCACCCGGGCCATGACGCCGACGAATGTACCGAACGCGCTCAGGATCGCGAACAAAACGCCCGCGGTGGTCAACTCAGTCTCGGTCGGCATGGCAGGGCCTTTCTCGTCTGGTTCACGCGGGCGGTCAGGTCGTCGGCGCTCGGCGTCGGCTCGCTCATCCGTTCATTCCAGTCTGACGGCCCCGGGCACAGCAGGGCGATCAGTCGGATAGCTTCACATAGCTGATCGCCGTCCGGCCGTCGGAGTCGGATGTAACGTCCGCCCCGGTTAACGAAGCAGAAACAAGGTCGGCGGCGACGGCCTGAAGTCGGTAGTTCTTGCCCGACGTTAAGGCCGCCACGAACGTGTGACTACTGGTGCCCAGTCGCTTCACGGTGTCGTCCACCTGGACTGGCTGAAACTCCGAGCCGGTGACCACGGCCGAATCGGTGAAGTTGTAGAGTCGGCAGCGGATGGCGGCCATCCCGGACGAAAGACCGAGCCCATACCGCACGGTGGCGGCGACGAGGTAGTCGCCCGTAGACGGGGCGGTGAACTCCGCCCCGGTGTCAGTCCAGGTGTCGGGCGAGCTGTCCAGGTTGGTGTTGAGTGCGGCCTCGTCGTATCCGTTCGAGTCGGTCGGCAACGCCCGAAAGCTCGGATTGGCACTCGCCCCGTTGTCCGTGAGAACGTGGCCCGCCGTGGACGGGGCGACGGCGGCGACCGCCGACGTGCCGTTGCCGACCAACACGTTGTACGCGGTCAGGGACGTGGCCCCGGTGCCGCCGTTCGCCACGGCCAGTGTGCCCGCCATCGTGATCGTGCCCGACGACGTGACCGGCCCGCCACTGAACGTCAGACCCGTGGTGCCGCCGGAGACGTCGATGCTGGTAACGGTACCGCCCGTGCCGCCGATCTCGTGGTTGGTCGAGCCGTCGCCGACGAACAGCTTGTGCGAGTCGGTCGTGAACGCCGGCTCGCCCGCCGCGAGCGTGGGCAGGTTGGCTTCCTCGCCCCGCTTGAGCAGGATGGTGCCGGGAATGGTGGACATCAGAAGGTACCCCCGTCGAGAGTGTCGCCGCTCTTGAACGCCGCCCCGTCCGCGATCTTGGCGGCGGTCACCGCGCCGTTCGCCAGTTCCGACGTGCCGACCTGGCCGTCGATGATGTTCCCGGCGCCGATCGAGTTCAGGGCGAGTTGGGACGTGCCCACCGCCCCGTTCGCGATCTTGGCCTGCGTGACCGCCCCGTCCACGATCTTGGCCGTCGTGACGCTGTCGCTGCCGAGCATCGACGCGGTGATATAGTTGCCGGACGTCGCCAGGCCGATCTTGATCGTGTGTGGCTGGTTGCCGCCGTTCGCCGCGACGAGGTCGTCGAAATCGCTCTCGGAAAACCTCGCCCCCGCCATGACGCCCGACGGCATGGGGTAGGCGACGGACAGCCCGGTACCGGCGGTGATGTTGCGCAGGAACACGCCGCGACCCCCGTCCCGGTCTGCGATCACTTCGACCCGTTCCGCGTATGTGGGCGTCTCTTCTTCCGGGTCAATCTCCGGGTAGATCCGGTTCAGGTCCGGCCATCCGCCGGCGGTCCACAAGTGCGAAGATCCGGGCAGGAAGCGACTGCCGTTCGCCACCGGCGAGGAACGCCATTTGGCGGTCGCCGTCGCCCCGGTGCCGTCGCCGCCACTCAGCGGATTGTCCTGCACCCAGAGGTGCCAGTACCCCTCGTGCGTGACCTCGCTGTATTCGTCCGGGATGTACCCGAGCAGAACCACCTGACCGTTCAGTTGGTTAAAGCCGCCGTTAAGCTGGATCTGGCTGCAATAGAGCGGACTCGCCGCGTACAGCGGGTGCGACGGATCGAGCGTCAGACTGTCAGCGTTGTTGCACCCGAGCCAGATGTACCGAACCGCTTCGCCTTTCGTCCCCGTAATGGAGCCGTCCACGCCGGTCGGCCACGACAGCCAGTACGCCAGCGGCGCGTTCGGGATGCCGCCGCATTCCTCGCAGCACGACGTCCCGTCCTTCAGCAGCACCACGCACGTCTGTTCCCCGGTCGATTCCGTCTCCCGCCACAGGATCTCGGCCTGCCCCGCGACGCCCGACACCAGCTTCCCGGAATCGTTCTCGGAGGCATGCGCGAACGCGTGGGAGGTGTCCTCGACTTCGACGTTCGCGACGGCGATCCCGCCCAGCACCGCACGCAGGAACGCCCCCGACTTGGCCGGTTCCAGGCCGACGACGAAGCGGACATAGTCGGCAGACGGGGCGTCGCCCACGAACGCCGGGCGACCCGAGAACGCCAGCGGCGAGTCCCCCGGATCGACCACCGGGGAGCCGAGCTGCAGGACCGCCCGGTTCGCCAGGTCGCCCCCGGTGTCGTTGCGGGCCAGCACCGTCGTGCGCGGGTACAAGCGGGACAGCAGTTCCCCGCCGGCCAGGTCGCCGGCGCCCGGGCCGAGCACCTTCCGGGCCGCCTCGATCAGGGCATTCCAGGTCCGTGCGTCGATGTGGAGCGGATCGCCCGGTGTCTTGCGGTCGTTGAGCAGTCCCGCTGAGTTTGCCACGTCACGCCCCTCCGATCTGTGATTCGATCACGTCGAAGTAGGCAGCCCATGCGTCCTTCTCGCCGGGCAGCTCGGGCACGAACCGATTCGTCGGGTACAGTTGGCCGGTCGTCCAATCCGCTTTCGGGGTAAGTCGGAACTTGTCCCTGGTGCGGTGCACAAACAGCGGCCTCCCATTCGGTCCAGGATGCACTACCGCCGGAGGCCAGTAGGAGAGGAACGTCGAGTAGAACGCCGGCTCCCGGCGGAACCGAGCGAACGCCACTCGCCACGGTCCCTTGTCGCCGTGATCGCCTCGCGGGTCCTCCGGTCCCTTCCGGTAGCACAACTCGCCCTGCTCGTCGTACCAGCGAGCCAGACGCAGCACCGGCCAGTGCCGCCGCTTGTCGATCAGGTATTGCCCCGTCTCCCAGCCGCACGCCGGCCCGTAGGGCTTCACGCCCCAGAAGTCCCAGTCGGTCCAGCGGTCGGTGAACGGGGCGTCGGGGTAGAACACCGCCCCGTGGGCGTCGGCACGGGAGCAGCCGAACAGCCCATCCAGCGGCGCCACCGGGTAGCTGTCCGCGTCGAGCATGAGCACCCGCTCCCACGGACATCGCTCGACAGCGAACGCCTTCAGGGCGTACCCGCCGGGCGCGTGATCACCCCCGATCGTGAAGGCGTCCACCGGCTCGACTCGCAGCTCGGCGAACCGCTGGCCCCACTCCGGGGGCATCTCCGCGGGCCCGAGGTGCCAGACCTGGGCGGGCATCCACGGGGCGTGCAGCCGGAGCATCCGGGCCGTGACGTAGGCCGAGATCAGGTAGCGGCCTCCCCCGACGATCACGCACCCGTCGCCGGAGCATTCGCGCGGGCACTCCTCGACCCGGGCGAGCTGGTACGCCATGTCGCCGGCGAGCTGGAATTCCCGGATCTCCTCGGCGGTCACGCTCATGTGATCCCAAGCTTGGTGAAGTCGCCTTCCTCGTACACCTGCTCGGCGTAGGCCGCCCTGGGTCGCTGGATCAGCTCGCCCTCGTCCTCGGCGTCCTCGTAGGTCACCCACACGTAGTCATGCCCCCGGACGTTCGGCAGCGACAAAATCGGCGGGTCGTTTGCGTTCGCGCCGGGCACGATCACGACCAGGTCGCGGTTCTTCGCGGTCAGGAACGAATACTGCACCTTCCACGGCCCGCCCTGCCGTGAGCCCTTGGCCCCGGTGAACAACACCTCCCCGGCCTGGAAACCGAGGAACGGTTCCTTGTTCGTGGTCGCGGTCAGGTCTCGCAACACCCGGACGTAGTCGAGGGTGACGTACTCCACTTCCTTGGTGACCGAGAACTCCAGCTTCGGGGAGATGACGTCCGTGCCGGCGACGCCGTCCTTCGACACGCCGATCGCCCGGCCGAAGTCCGCGGCCTGGTCGCCGTCCCGCCCCTTCGCCTCGCGCGTCGCCACCGACTGGGTGATGTGGATCGTGCCGCCCGAGGTGTCGAAGCTGTACTCGTCCGTCAGCGGTTCGTCGCCCGCCGGTTCGCCGGGTGACTCCGGCGGGTCGGCCGGGTTGCCCTGGCCGTCGATCGGGGCGGAGTCCTTCGGGGCGTAGTTCGCCTCGGTCGTCCAGGCCCCGCCGCCCAGCGGGGTCAGGGTGTACGTCTTGAGCGGCAGGCCGTTGAACGCGGACGGGGCGACGGCCGACACGGAGGCGATGGCCTCGATCTCGTCGGCCGCCTCCAGCGTGCGGAACTTCAGCCGGGCGGACGGGCCGTCGAACCCGTTGGTCACCTCGCGGCTGTCGTACAGTTCGTATGTCCGCGTCGCCATGAATCAATCACCCGAACGCCAGCGCCCGAGCCAGCTTGTCGAGCTTCTCGTTCTGCTTCTTGTTCTCTTCCAGGATCTGGTCCTGGACCTTGACGCCCTCGCCGATCCCGAGCTGCCGCTGGAGGTTCCCGGAGCCGGCCGACACGCCCTTCACGGACGCGGCCAGTTGGCCCACCTGCTCGCCGACCTCCTGGAGTTTGCGGACCTGTTGCGGCTTGAGCCCGGCGAGCAGGTCGAACCCCTGCCGCAGTGCGTTGCCGGCCAGGCCCGCCAGGAGTGCCCCTTCCTCGACCGGGTCGGGCCTGTTGGCCCTCTCGATCAGCTTGTTCAGGGCGTCCTCGGCCTTCTTCATGTTGGCGGTCAGTTCCTCGACGGTCGGGATTAATCCCCCGCCGCCGCCCCCGCCGCCGAGAGCCGCCCGCGCGGCCGCGACCTCGGCGGACACGTCCCCGCCCCCGCCCCCGCCGGCGAGCATCTCGTACAGGACCGCCGACCCGCCGAACAGGGCCTTCACCAGCAGCTTGCCGTTGCGACGGGCGAAGTCGATCAGGTCGAAGATGGCGTTCTTGATCATCAGCGTCCGTTCCTTCCAGACGTCGATCATGAACGCCCCGAGCCCGTCCCACGCCTTGCGCAGCTCGATCATGGCTTTCCACCAGACCACCTTCAGCCCGGCGACGGCGATCTCGAACGCCAGCTTCAGATCCCCCTTCTGGATCGCGGCGGTGATGCCGCCCCACGCCTTCGCGAACACGCCGACCACGTCCGACCAGGCGTCCGCGAACCTGCCGGCCAGTTGACGGCCCGTTTCGAACTGCGTGAAGAACACCGCCAGCAGTGCGACCACGGCGGCGACCGCGATCCCCACCGGCGAGAAGATCGTCCCCAGCAGCGAGCCCACGACGCCGACCACGGCGGCCAGCCCGGCGAAGATCGCGCCCAGCGCGGCGGCGGCCGTCCCGGCGGCCACCAGGGCGGCCCCTGCCCCCAGCACGCCGGCGGTGATCAGGGCTACCTGTTCGATGAGTTCGGGGTTGGCATCCACCCAGGCGGTCACCTTGCCGGCGATCAGGGTGAGCCAGTCGGCCAGCCTCATGAGCATCGGGGCGAGCCGGTCGCCCACCGCGATCGCCACGCCCTCGGCCGCGGACATGAACTTGCGGAACGCGCCGCCGATGCCCGAGTCCATCTCCTTCGCGGTCCGGGCCGCCGTTCCCTCGGCGTCATCAAGGGCCTCACGCAGTTCGCGGACGCTGGTCGCCGACTTGCCGATCACGGACGCGCTGGTCACGCCCAGGAGGCCGAACGCCTGTCCGAACTTGGCCCCGCGTTCGGCGGTCCCCAGATCCTTGGTCGCCTCGTTGATCTCGTCGAGCACGTCCACCAGCGGCCGGAGGTTGCCCGCCGCGTCGGCCATCTCGACGCCGAACATCTCCTTGAATTTTTCCGCCTCGACGGCGCTGAGGGTGAGCAATCTCCGGATCGCCGTGCCGGCGGATGAGCCCTGGATGCCGGCGTTGCCCAACGCCCCGAGCACGGCCAGGGTGTCCTCCAGCGACATGCCGAAGTCGGCAGCGACGGGGCCGGCGTAGGAGAGCGACTCGCCGAGGCTCTCGACCGTGTTGAAGCTCTTGTTCGCGGCCACGGTGAGGGCGTCGGCCGCCCGGGTCGCCTCGTGGGCGCCCATGCCAAACTGCCGCAAGGTGGCGGCCATGATGCCCGAGGACTGGACCGCGTCCGTCCCGGTGGCGCGGGCCAGGTCGAGCACCGCCCCGGTCATCTCCTCGATCTGGTCCGCGGCGAACCCGGCCCGGCCCAGTTCGGTCATGATCCCGGCGACCTGGCCGGCGGTGAACGACGTGGTCCGGCCCAACTCCTTCGCCTTGTTCGTCAGCCGGACGAACTCCTCGCCGGTGCTCTGGGTGACCGCCTTCACCGCCCGCATCTGGTCGTCGAAGTCGGCGAAGACCTTCGCGGCCAGCGCCAGGGGCGCGGCCGCCGTCGCCCCGAACTTCAGGAGCTGCGAACCCGCGTCGGTCATCTGCCGGCCGAACGCCTTCACGCGGGCGGCGGCCCGCGCGAGCCCACGCTTCAGGCGGGTGTCGTTGGTGAAGACCTCGACGAACGCGGCGCCCGCCCTCACGGCGCCCGCACTCGCTCCCCCGCCTCCCGCGTTGCCGACCGCCATCGGATCACGCCTTCCGCTTGGACTTCTTCCCCATGAAGCAATCGAACGCCGCCCAGCCCGCCCCGCTCTCGTGCTCGACCTGCTCGGGCGTCTTCGGCGGGTCGGCCTTGCCCCGCCCGCGGTACGGGTTCAGTCGTTCCGCGTCGGGCATCTTCCCGGACCAGACCCCGGCGACCCACGCCATGTGCAGGCCCAGCATCTCGCCGCACCAGCGCCGCCGCTCGGCGGCCATCCACGTCAGTTCGCGGAGGGTGTGGGGCCGGGGGTCGATCCCGACGACTCCCCCGAGTTCCCACCCGAGCCGCTCGACGTCGAGTTCGTCACCGCCTCCAGCTTCGCGATCATCTCCCGGTCCGCCGCCTCCAGCAGTTTCGGCAGCTCGCTCCTGATCTTCCGGGCGATCGCCGACCGGGGGAAAAAATCCGCCACCGCCTCCAGCAGCGCTTCACCGGCCCGCTCGATGGCCTCCCCGTCGAACGCATGGCCGAACTCCTCGGGGGTCACGCCGGCCTCTCTGGCCTGCTTCTCGACCATCACCCAGAGCACGCGGACCAGGTTGGCCGGGTCGGCGTACAGGATCTCGGCCATGCTCTGGGGCGTCTTGATGGCCGCCCCCAGGTCGACGTCCGCGTCCCGCTTCACGTCGCCGAGCAGGCCCACGGTCAGCCTCAGCTTCCACTCGCGGTTGTCGGCGTCTCTGAACGTCGCCATGTCACCTCACGGAGTTCTTGAAGGAGTGGGCCCCGGACCGGCGCTCGGCCATCATCGCCGGCACCATGTACGGGTGCGGGCGGTAGAACTTGGGCCGCATGTCCACCACGACGCCGCCTTCCTCGAGCAGCCGGGGCACGCCGGTGAACCGATTCAGGGGCAAGGGCCCGATCACCACGGAACCGGTCGAGGCGTCGTAGGCGAAGAAGATCAGCTTCCGCAGCTCGCCGGAGTGCGAGCTGGGCGGCTTGCCCGGCTCGCTGATCTTCTTGCGTTGCCGGATCGAACTGCGTGCTCGCCGACGAACGAACGCCCCGAACTTGGACAGTGCTCGTCGCTCGCCGGCCTTGACCGCACGCTCGACTTCCGGTCGGTCGAAGAACGACCGCTTGACCTGCGCGAGCACGTCCATCGGATTAGCTCGTCGCTCCCGGGTCGGTGAAGGTTGGCGCTCCGCCGGACACTTCGGCGTACTTTGGATCGTTCGCCGTGTCGGCCACGCGGAGCACGAAATCCATGTACAGCCGATTGCCCATCGCCTGATCTTCGCCGCCCTCGAAGACGTGCCAGTCGGCCCGCCAGCCGTGGTTGCCGTTGCCATCGCTGGCACCGTTGAGGATCAGTAGGTCGATTGCGATGTCCGTGTACATTGCATCCCGAAGGGCGATGTATCCGGCGTCGGCGGTGTCCACCTTGATGCGGCCGGTGATCTCGATGCCGAGCATGGTCTTGGCGATCTTCTTTACGCGGCTATCGCGGGAGCCGCCCTCGGCCTCATCCCAGGATGGGTTCACGGCCAGGTCGGCAATCTTGTCGATCTCGACCCAGGTCGGTGTACCGTAGCTGGCAGTGTTTCGGTACGCCTTGGCAAGGATGCCCAGTGATGCCATTACTCGTCCTCGCGATAGGTGATCTCAAGCTCCGACCAGAACAACTTCTTTTCTCGCAGCAGGTCGTAGTCGTACACCAACCAGTTCGACAATTGCGGCCACAGGCACCCCAGCAACAACCCTTGCCGCACATCCTGGAGCCGGTTCCAGATCTGGGACTCGACCCAGAGCAACCGAGCATCGAGCCATTCCTTGGGAGCCGGTCCCGTCCCGGTGTACCGCTCAACCACAACCACGCCGATCTTGTAGTGGTCGTAATCGGTCGCTCGATTCGCGGGCCCCTGGTTCTCGACGCCACCGGGGAGCACATACACCAGCCGGCCGGTCACCGATGCGGCCTTGATGTCGAGCGTGTATTCGCGACTGACGGTCGTCGACGCAGGATCGTCAAGGGTGGCCTCGATCCGATCCGTCACTGCATCGGCAACCTCGATCAGCCGTGCATTCGGCATCAGCCCACCTGCTTGACGTGGAGTCTGTACGTGGTGCGATCAGCGTCTGACCATCGCCACGGTGGCTCGCGTGAGTCCGGCATCAACTCGAAGGTGACCGCTCCCTCGACCGGCAGCACCTCGGTGATTCGGTCCCCCACCTGCGGAACTCCCAGGCCAGCGTCGGCCATATCGGCGGCGGCGATCAGGTAGTCACGCTCCCCCCACTCCACCCTCGCAGCACCCTCGCCACGGCCCTCGATCGCGAACAGGGTACGCCCCACCCAGACAGTCAACGTCACATCAGAGGAGCCTGCTCGGGCGTAGGTCACCGACTTCCCGCCCGCCTGCTTCATGCGGGCCGGGAGCCAGGGTTCCGCCTTCTCGAACAGGCTCGCCATCGGTCCCTCGCGTGCCCTCCCCGGGCGGATCGTCGGCCTCGCACTTCTGACCAGTGTCAGCGCGGGATCACCTCCCCGCCCGGGGTCCCCGGGGTAGGGTCTTCGGATTACTGCTCGGCGGTCCGGCACCGCAGCCAGTGCAGGGCCACCACGCCGGGGCTGTCGTTGCTCGACTTCTCGAAGTGGGCCAGCAGCTTCAGCGGGCCGGTAGCATTCGACACGTCGAACGTGGTCCCGGAGAGCACCAGGACGCCGTTGACGTAGATCTGCACGTCCGACGGATCACGCATGTCGATCCAGCCCTCGAACCGGGTGCCGACCGCGAAGTCGACCGTGGTGTCCGTGGCGTTCACCTCGGTGGTGCCGTCGTCGGACTCCGCGTCGATGTTCAGGTCCGCCCCCATGTCCAGGTGCAGGAACACGCTCTCGGTGATGGCGTCGGCGTCCGAGGCGTGGGTCGCGTTGGCGACGCCGATGTTCAGGTCGGCGACGTCCGCGTCCGCGTTCGTGACCACCGCCGCGGCGAACTCGACGATCGCGTTCGCGTCGAGGTGGAAACTGTCGTCCGAGAGGATGTCGACCTTCTGGGCTTCGGCCGCGGTGGTGAAGTTGAGCAGGTGCTTCCCGCCGAAGCGGGTCAGCGTGCCGTTGGCGACCAGGGCCGTGGTGAAGCCGTCCCGGGCCACGTCGATCTTGTACCGCGGCTCGACGTTCAGGTTGACCGTGCAGGTCGTGTCCCCGCTGGCAGCGTCGCCGACGAACACGCCGATCGCGAAGTCGCGGTCGCCGGTCGGCTTCAGCGGGGTGCAGGCGTTCGCGGAGTGGTCCCAGTAGGCCGGCCCCCCGTCGAGGCAGACCACGCCCGAGGTCTTGGTCACGATGACCTGGCCCTCGGTCCGGAAGGCGACGCCGTCGCCCGAGGCCGCGGCCTTGAGGGCGGCCAGGTAGCCGGCCCGCCCGTCGGCCATCTGGTGGATCTCGCCGCCGGCGATCGCCGCCGCGGCCGTCTTCCGCACGTCGTGCCGATCTCGCAGTGGAATCGCGTCTGACATCGATACTCCCCGGGTTCGTTGCTGCGTTCAGGGCCGCCCTGTGCGCGGCCGGTGGTTCACTTCTTGGGCTTGGCCTTGTCGTCGGCCGGTGGCGGAGGCGGAGGCGGAGGAACCGGGGCCGGCTCGGCGCCGAGATCCTCACGCAACCGGGTCAGCTCGGCCTCGATCAGAGTCACCCGCTCGATGAGTCCGGTGACGGTCTTCTCGTTCAGTTCGAGACAGATCGTGAGCGTCTTGCAGTGCTTGCGAAGCTCCTCCACTTCGCGGCCGACCTGGTGTGCCGGCGGCGGTTCGGCCAACTCGCCCACCGGCTCGACGTGGCCCAACCGGAGACAGCTCTGGAACGCCCCGGCCGGTAGCTCGTCCGGGCCGACCAGCTCGCCGGCGGCGTAGTCGACGCCCTCGACCTTGAGGGACTTGGTGAAGCGAAACATCTGCATGGGTCGGTCCTCAATTGCGGTGTCGGGGAGGCCCGATCTGACGGGCCGACGTCGGGTCAGCCGTTGCCCTGGTAGAAGCCTCGCCAGCCGCGGGGGGCCGCGCCGACGTCGTGGTTGATGTCCCAGCCCATGCCCCACTGGCCCTTGTCCAGAGTGAAGCTGCGGACCCGGGGCATGCGGCCGGTGCCGCGCCGGTACGCCTTGAGGACCGTGGGCACGTTCTCGCCGACGAGGATCCACTTGGTCGCGGAACCGCTCGCGGTGGCCCCGGAGTCCGGGTCGGTGACGCCGTTCTCCAGCCGGGCGTCGGTGACCGGGACCAGGCCGTCCGCCAACAGGGCGTTGTTGGCGCCCCGCTCGACGGTCGTGTCCGTGGTGCCCGCCCGGCAAACAAGGATTTGGGCGCTCTTCGCCAGCTCGTAGCTGAGGTGTCGCAGGGACGGGCCGGCCAGGAGGTACCGCGGCCGGATGTTCAGGTTGACCCCGTTCTCCTGGTAGAGGTACATCTTCTGCACCCCCACCCGGAGCTTGTCGGCCGCCAGGGCGGCGCCCGAGGCGACGTAGTTGCCGTCGGTGGTGTTGAACAGGGCCCGCCCGGTCGCCTCGAGGGTCGGGTTGCTGAGGAGGACGTAGTACACCAGGTCGGGCTCGATCCGCCGGGCCTCGTTGCCCATCTCGACCGGGAACTCCATGATCGCGCCGATCGCGTCGTCGATCATGTCCTGCTCGTCCACCACGATCTGCTCGGCGTACCGCGCCACCGAAAACGTCTCGGCCTCGTCCTCCCGGCTGCCGTGGTCGGCCGTGCCGCCGCGGGGGAGCTTCTTCATGCCGCCCGCCTTCTTGAGGCGGATGTCTTTGTTCTCCTTGAAGTCTCCGACTTCCGTGATCTGGCACCAGGCCGCCGACGTGTCCGGGTGCTCCATGAACGTCACGAGCAGCCGGAGGTTGATCGAGTCGGTGAAGATGTGCGTCAGCGCACCGCCCGAGGTCGCCGCGGCGAGGATCTCGCCGTCGTCGTAGCCGGAGACCGGCTTGCCGTTGAGGCGGGCACACTCCCGGGCCAGGTCCATCGCCGAGATCCCGGCGAAGCGGTGGCCCTGCTCGAGCACCCGCTGCCGCTGGTCGGCGTTGACGCCGGCACGGACCCAGGCCGGCAGCCGCGGGTTGGCGGCCAGCACCGGCGGCAGATTCGCGTTGAAGTCGAACCCGGCCCCCAGCATCAGGGCCGCCGTCAGGGTGTCGCGGGTGCAATCCGTCTCGTGGCTGCGGCTGATGATCGCCGGGTTCGGGCGGGACGACCGCAGGGCCTCCAGCTCGACCTTCTCGGCGGACCAACCCTCGCGGATGGCGTGCGAGGCCAGATCGACCTTCTCGCCCTGCACCATGAACGTGGGGCTGCCGTATCGGGCGCAGATCGTGTTGATCTGGCTCACCCGCTCCTGCTCGGCCGCGATCCGCTCGCGGTACTCGGCGACCGGGTCGGCGGCCGGCGCCGGATCCGGTTCGGGCGAGGGCCGGTGCGGGTTGACCACCGGTACCGGCGGGTTCGCGGCGGCGACCATCTCGGCGTCGTACATCGCCCTGAGCGAAGTACGCTGATCGTCACTGAGGGCGTCGATGTCGGTGAAACCCTTCGACGCCAGCCATGCTTCAAATCCCATTCGTTCAACCCTCGTTTTAGCGCCGATGGGTGGCGTTGGTGGTGACGCCGCACGGCCTTCCCGGGGGCGCCGGCCGGCGGCAGCAGCCAGCGCCTGGATCGTCGATTCCATCGACCGGACCCCGTCGGCGAGGCCCAGCCGCACGGCTTCGCCGGCGGGAAACACCTCGCCCGAGCGGACCGCCTTCAGTTGCTTCTCACTCAGCGACCGGCCCTTGCGGACCGCCGCGTCGAACGACTCCTGGGCCGCGTCGACGATCCGCTGGAAGTACTCGGCCTGCGCGTCGGTCACCGGGGCGCCGGCGGCGCCGGCCCCCTTCAGGTTGCCGGTCGCGAACACCAGGGTCCGGACGCCCTCCTTCTCGGCGGCGCCGGCCAGGTCGTAGATGACCATCAGCGTGCCGATCGAGCCGACCAGGGCCGTCCCCTGGTTCACCCAGATCTGTTCGCACTGGCTCGCCACCCAGTAGGCGGCGCTGGCCGTCAGGTCTTCGGCCTGGGCCCAGACCGGCTTGCTCTTGCGAGCCCGTGCCACCTCGGCGGCCAGGTCCGCCGTCCCGGAGACCGTGCCGCCGGGGCTGTCGATCGCCAGCAGGATCGCCGACACCTTCGGGTCCGCGGCGGCCGCGCGGATGTCCCGGCGGAGCTGCACCGTCGAGGTGCCGGCGGACAGGCTCGGCACCGCCTTCATGAGCGGGCCGGCGACCGGGATCACGGCGACGTTGCGGTCGTTCGACCCGTTGACCGGGTACAGGATGATCTGGGACTTCGGCTTCGGCGGTTCGTCGTCGGCGACGTGGGCCGCCAGGTCGGTCCGGGACGCCAGCTCCCAGAGCGACCGCCCGGCGTTGGGCTCGATCGCCCAGCAGCCGAAGTAGTCGGAGAGCCGCCGGAAGTGGGGGACCAGGAGTCGGGTCTTCACGCGGCGGACTCCTGTTCCTGGGGGTCTCGGCTCGCGGAATTACCGCCGCTCCTGGGGGCGTCGGCCAGGTCGGGATACCCGAGCGATTCGGCCTTGCGCCGCTCGCGGGCCCGCTGCTCCATCCGCTCTTCCCAGTCCTTGCCCTCGGCCGCGGCGATCTCGGCGAGGGTCGTCTGGCCGCTCGCCAGCCGCGTCTCGTTGGCGTTGGCTTCTTTGACCGGGTCGATGCTGCCGAACCCGTCCCACTGCCAGGACCACGTCCAGGCCGCCAGCGGGGGCAACCCTTCGGGCAGCAGGCCCGGCACCATCGACGCCTCGTTGAACCAGGCGACCAGGCAGCGGTCCAGGACTTCCTGTTCCAGCCGGCGGCGCTTGCCCCGGAGGGAGCGGTGATAGAGCTGGTGGTCGAGCCGGCCGGACGAGTAGTTGTAGCCCGAGCTGTTGCCGCTCACGACGTTGAACGGGGCCTGCAACGGGCGGCCGATCTCGTTCAGCAGTTCGCGCTTGAAGTCCGGGTAGGTGTTGGTCGGCTGCTCCGGCTTGAGCTGGCTGATGTCCCAGCCGTCCGACAGGGTCAGCAGCTTGTTCCGGACGATGTTGATCTCGTCGAACAAGGTCGTGTCGCCGTTGACGACTTCGCTCGGCACCGGCAGGTTCGTCTTGAGGACGCCGGCGATGCACGCGGCCAGTTCCGCGGCCGACAGGACCGCCAGGGTGTACCTGCGGAGTTGGGCGAACAGGGGCAGCGCGGGCGTGATCTCGGGGACGCCGCGTTCCTGGCCGGCACGCTTCCGCTTGAACCAGTGGATCACGTCCCGGGCCGGGATCGGCTCCGTCTCCAGGTAGGACGACAGCACCGTCTGGCCGCCGGGGTGGGCCTTGAAGAAGCGGTACTCCGTCCGGTTGCCGTGGTCGTCGAACCGGATGCCGTCCACCGCGTTCAGGCTCGCGGGGTCGAGGATCGCGTCCCCGCACTGGTCGCACTCGTAGAGCCGCAGGTCGAGCTGGACCCGCGGGTTCAGCCAGTGGTCGGCCACGGCCGGGTTCGTCACGAGGACGCCGAACCCCTCGCCGTCACAGAGGGCGGACATCTCCAGAATCTGGAGCTTGGTCGCCAGTCCGATCGCCTGCGTCCAGACCCAGAAGTTCCGCTCGACCAGGGCCGTCGCGTCGTCGTCCAGGCCGGGGATCCGAAACTGCGCCGTCGGGCCGGTCCCGACCAGGTCATCGGCGATGGTTTCGATCAGACCAGAACAGTAGCCGTTGTTGTCCCGCTCGCACCGGGCCCGCTCGCGGAGGGTCTTGCGGACCTCCGGGGAGTTGGCGGCGCGGGCGTCGAGGGCGTCGGCCTCGGCCCAGTGGTTCTTGTTTTCCTTGGTGGTCTTGGCGGAATCGTAGCTCGACCGCCGGGGGTCCGAGAAGGAGCCCCCCATCATCCACCGCCAGGTTCGGCCGAGGACGGACATGGTCAGCAGTCCCCCGTCGCGCCGGGGGGAACGCCGCGTGCCGGCCGGAGCATGCCCCAGCCGGACTTCTCGCCGCCGTTGGCGTTCGTGCCCGACCCCGCCGAGGTCGCCCGGAGGTACTGGTCCGCCTTGATGAGTTGATCGAGGTCGTGCGACTCCGCCTCCTGGCCGTCGCGCTTCGCACGCTTGGGCCCCTCGGCGGCTTCACGGATCTCGTCGTTCAGGTCGTCGGCCACGACAGCACCAGCGAACACAGGTGAACACAACTGCGGTATGTGTGCAGTCTTTCACCTGAGACGCGGCGGGTGCAACCCGCGGTTTGGCGGGGTCGGGTCGAAACGTGCGAATTGATTGCTACATCTGTCGGGGCGTCAAATATGGCCCCACGGGGCGCTCTTCCGTGGTCACCCGGACGCCGCAAACGGCGCACTTGCGGCGCCGGACGATCCGCCCGTCGGCGCGGGTGCGGGAGCGAATCGTAGCCATCTTCTGGCGGCACTCGGGGCAGCGGACCCCAGACGTCCGGACCGTCCCGGCGGGTTCAGACATGCGACCATTCTCCCGGGCTATATACTGAACACAATACCACTATTACTGTACAAGATGCCACTGAACGCATAAATCTGTTTTTGTGCCACCCCTAGGTAAAGGATGAAAAGCAAAGAAACTCACTTATATGATCAGCATTACGGAGGGGGCGTCCTCTTGCGGGCCTGGATCTCGGAGAGCTTCACTTTTCGGGAGGCGTGGTCGCGGATTGACTCGCCCGCGGCGCCGGCCGGGTCCCAGTCCAGACCCTGGACGGAGGCGGCGACGGCGGCGAGGACGAGGCAGTCGAGCCAGTGGTTTTCGGTGGCCTCGGGTCGCAGCCGCCATTCCTCGACCGTGCGGCCCCGGCCCTCGGTCTTCTGCCGGAACTCGGCGGACAGGTGGTCGGCGAGGAGTTGGTGTTCGTGGGGGCGGGTGCCCGGGAGCCAGACCGTGCCGGGCGAACCGACCGGGCACAACAGGCGTTCGGCCAGGAACGACTTCCAGGAGTTGGCGTCGTAGAGGACGAACCGCCCCTGCCCCCGGCTCGCGGCGTCGATCCGCCAGTCCCGCCCGGTCCGGTCGCCCGGCTTCCTCGACCACTCGCGGAACGGCTTGTCGCCGGCCCGGACGCCGCGGCCCTTCGACGGCATCACCACCGACGCCAGCGGCGACGTCCGGCAGAACTGGTGAACTACCTCAGTCTTCCACCCGGAATCGACCAGGGCCCGCTCGACCCGCAGATCCGCCCCCGTCTCGTGCTGGCGGTACGAACGGGCCAGGATGTCAGTCGTGACGGCCTTCAGCCCGGCGTAAATGCGGGCCTCTTCGGACATCCCGGGGAATGCGTCCTCCAGCGAGGGCCGGGCGTCCGACGCGGCAAAGTACGCCCGATTCTGGCGTGGGAAGGTGCCGTAGTCCACGATCGCGCCGCCGAACCGTTCATCCCAGGCGGCCAACAGCCAGTAGATCACCCGCCCCTGCACGTCCACCCCGGCGGTGAGTCGCGAGCAGTCGCGCGGCACGGCGCCGGCGGGGAGTCGGTTCAGGCGGCTCGCGACCGGGTCGGCCTCGACCTGGGCCAGGTCGGCGACGTCGTTCTCGGAGATGGGCTCGTTCTGGTACTCCGCGGCGAACGCCCGCGGGTTGTCGAAGTGCAGGTTCATGGCGTGCTGGATCGCCGACAACTCGTCCGGGTTGAACCGCTGTTCCCACGCCGGCTTCGCCCCGGCGTCCATCTCTTCGCGGTTGGCCCGGTAGAACTCGGTCCCGGCCCGGCCGTCGTCGCCGCCGCGCATGCCCTCCGCACGCACCCGGGCGTACTCCTGCCAGAGGTCTTCCCGTTCCGGCATGGCGTACATGAGCTTGGTCCGCTCGCCGTTCCATTCCGGGTGTCGGTCGCGGTCGAGGATCCGGTCCGCCATGTCGCCGGGACTGATGACCGTGCACGGCATCACCGCCGCGATCTTCTTGGCGGGCCCGGCCAGGCCGAGCACCGCCCCGGCCAGGACGTTCTCCCGGTAGGCGTTCTGTGTCGGACTGCGGGCCGATTCGTCCGTCTGCGGGTCGTCGATGATCACCAGGTCCGGCCGGATCGTCTGGCCCTCGGCCGTCGCCGCCCGCATGCCGCGGATGCGGCCGGTGATGCCGGTCACCCGGACCAGGGCCCCGGACGCGGGCGACCCCGCCACGGTGGGCAACACCAGCTCCTTCCCGGTCCAGCCGAGCCGGGTCCGCTCGCCGTCGAGCGTCTGCCCCGGCGCCCGGTGGGCGATCCCCTCCAGCTTGCGGATCGGGTAGCAGACCTCCGGGAAATCCTCGGCGAGCCGGTCGTTCGTCTCGAGCTCGACCTTGACCGACTCCAGGTTCTCCTCGGCCGCCGACTCGGTCGCGCCGATCAGCACCGCGAACCGCCGGTGGCCGTACAGGACGGCCCAAAGCGACGCGGCCTCCGAGAGCGAGGTTTTCCCCGAGCCGCGGGGCATGGCGAAGGCGAACCGCCCGCCGTCGAGGACGCACGTCTGGAGCCGCCGCATCGCGCGGAAGTGGTCGTCGGACCACGGGATCGGGAAGCGTTCTCTCAGATAGGTGTCGCAGAATTCGCGGAGGTCGCGGCGGCAACGCTTCTTGCGGCGGGGGTGGGCGACCTCGGGGAGCGGCCCGATCTCGCGGCCGGTGCGGGACCGCTCCCGGCTGATCTCGGCCTGCCGGTCGCGGTACTCCTCGTATGCCGCCGACGATTTCGCCACGCTAACCCGCTACAACAACTAACTTTGCAATGCAAACCCGCTGTTCCCTATGCGGGTCGCGACGGACAGACTCGCGTAAGAACCTATGTTAATGTCAACATACGATCCGCCCGTCGTGCCGCATGGGTGTACAGAAATTCTACCCGGTGTGGCGTGCCGGTGTCAGTCCGGGATCAGTCGGCCGGCGTGGCGAGGCGGCGGAGCTGCTCCCATCGAATCGCCATGACCTTGATGCCGGCGATCACGATCTGCGCCGCCAACCAGTAGCGGCCATTCCTGAGAGAGGTAGTGACACCCTGATATGTCTTCTTGATGTCCGCGGCGAGCATCTCTCCGGAACCGTCCGGCATGATGACTCGCTTTGGCTCGGGGCGTGGGACCGGCGTTGTCCGAGGCGGTTCGGTGTCGGGCTTTGGCTCGGCGGCACCCGCCGGCTGTGGGACGACGACGGTCCAGGCCCCGCCCGTCTCGCGGATGGTGACGGCCTGTCGCTGGCCGCACGCGGGGATGAGCAGGACGCCGGCGACCAGGGCGGCGAGGCGGAGCGATTGCTGGAGCGATCGCATGGGAGACTCCTTGTTCGGGACAAGAGGTCATCCTATCGAAGCTTCCTCCGACGGTCGATCATGGGCGGTGTTGTCAGGGCTCGTTCGACAGGCCAGCCACAAAGATAAATTCGCTGGTACAAGGTGCCGCGACGCAAGCCGACCTCGTCGGCCCACTCCTGAACGGTCTGGGTTCTGCCCTATTCGGCGGTGTATGTCATGCCGTGAGTGAGTGGCCTCCCCATCATTCGGCCCCTTTCTTGGGTTGCTTTTTCTTCTGGGCAGCTTTCGGCTTCCCGGCCCTCGGCACCTTCTTCGCCCTGGACCCGGCCGGCGTCATGGACGCCGGGATCATCGTGTCCCCGTCCAGCTTGCTCGCGTACATGGACGCCAGCACATCCACCACGAACGCACGGCTCTTGCCGCCCATGCGCTCGGCCGCCGCGTCGAGCGCCTCCACGCTCGACTTTAGCAGCTTCAACCCCGTCTGAACTCGTTCCATCCCGCCCTCCGACTATCGACCAATGATGACGCAAAATTATGGTACCGCAAGGGTATCAATCAGAACAACACGTCGCGATCCTCGCAAAAAAATTCTTGAAAAAAACCGGCACCAGATGTTGAAACTACGGTACCGTAAGGGTATATTAAGGGTGTAGAGCAAACGCAACCAACCAACGGAGCACCGAGATGAAGACCTTCACCCGCAAGCTGATCAAGCTGACCCTGACCGCGGCCTGCCGGGCCGCCCAGGTGGCGATCGTGGCCCTGGCCATCACCGGCGGCGCCCCGACCGTGCCCGCCGTCCTGATCGCGGTCGCCGCGGTCGCCGCCTTCTCCTTCGTGTTCTGAACATCGCCCGAACCTGACCACCCTCGCCATCAACGACACCGAGCACGGAGAACGCCATGGGCCTCTGCACACAGCAACGATTCGGCGACGTCACCGTCAGCGTCAGCGGCGGGCACGACGGCGACAGCTTCGCCGTCACGATCTGGGACACCACCCGGAAGACGAAGAACTACTCCCACATGGTCCGCCACACGTTCAAGAACGACCCGACCGCCCGGGGCCTGTACCTGAGCCTGTTCGGGTTCATCAGCGGCACCGACGCTGCCACCCAGGCCACGGCACTGGCCGCCCTGATGGACTACGCCCAGGAGCAGCCCCGCCAGACGAAGGGGTTCGCCCGGACCGCCCCGAAGCTCTGGCGCCGGTGCATCGACTGGCTCGCCTCGCAGGCCGCCTGCCCCGACTGCGGCGGCCCGGGCACGATCACGCGCCGGGGATGAACACCGCACCCACACCGCACCCGGCGCGGGCGGGGGATGAACAGGGCCGGGAGGAGGATGAGGGGATGAACACAACATGGGCACGGTGCGGGTGTGCGGTCGTGGCGATCGGAGCCCCGGGGAGCAAGGCGAGGCAGGCGGTCGAAACGAATCTCTGCTCGGCCTGTCAGGCATACGCGGATGGGTGGCGGGATGACGGGCCGGAGTGCTGGCAATGCTTCTGCCGGCGGACGGGGCGGCAACACACGAACGGACCGTGCCGGTGCCGCCCGAGCGGGGCTGAGATTGCCGAGGCCAACCAAAACGCGAGGTACTAGCCCATGCCGATGCAACGGGACGCCGCATTGCTGGCCGCCGTCCGGGCCGAACCGGAGAATGACCTCCCCCGGCTCGTCTATGCCGACTGGCTATACGAGCACGGAGAGTATGACCGTTCGGAACTGATCCGCGTGCAGTGCGGGATGGCCATAATTTCGGCCAACTCGCACACATGCCGAAAGGGCGACCCAAATTCCGAGTCGTGGTGCGGCGCCTGCGGTGCCCACACGTTCGCAGCCCCGCTCCATGAGCGCAGTGATGAAATATTGAGGACACACGGCACCGAATGGCTCACGGGCATTTTCTCCGACGACCGGCGCCACGCCAAGATCCGCACGCGGGGTTGGGGGTGGATGCGTGGGTTCGTGGAACTGGTCAGCATCGACTCGATCCGCTGGCTCCACTGCCACGAGGCCATCCTGGCCCACCCGGACGTGGTGCTGCGGCAGGTCGAGCTTACGACGCCGGTGCCGGTCAAAACACAATGGACGACACACCCGGCGAGGCTGCGTGTGTGGGTGGACGATCACCCCGCTATCGGAACCGTCCCGGCTGGCAACCCGCATCAGCCACCAAACTATGTCGATCTTGTCAGGATAGGCACCGTGGACATGCTCGATAGACGTTTCCCCGGTCACTGCCGCTATCGCACCGACGACGGCAAGGAGCACTACCACCCGATCAAGTGGGTGCTGCCATCGACGTGAGGATCGTGCGGCGGGGCGGGCTACGCGGTCGCGTGGATCGCCTGCCCCGACTGCGGCGGCACGGGCACGATCACGCGCCGGTGATGAACACCGCACCCACACCGCACCCACACCGCACCCGGCGCGGGCGGGGGATGCACTTTCCCATTATCACGTCGGCGTGATATACTGACTGGCAATCCCAAACACAGGAGTACGCCAGCATGTCGAGCCACAAGGGCCGGGACATAATCCCCGGCCAGCCCGAACTACTCCGCGAGGCCCGGGGCAACCTATCCCAGGCCGAGCTTGCCAAGCGGGTCGGCACCGGGCAGGGGACAATCTCCGCCCTGGAGGGCGGCACCCGCGCCCCGTCGGCCCGCATGGTCTGGCTCATCGCTTACGCCCTCGGCGTGCCCGTCGGGGCGCTGTTCCCGCCCCGGGAGCAGCCCCGAAAAAAATCCGAGAAATAATTGCTACTCGTATTTACTTTATCTCTAGTCGTGATAATATATGGGTGTCGGGCGGGAGTGGTTCCCGCCCGACGAAACGAGAGGATAATGAAATGACGCATGTGAATGGCTACATAGTTTCTGGGCCGGTGGGCGGCGGCAAGTATCAGATCGCCGAGCACAATGGGACGTGCATCACGCGAGTGATCGGCACGCGTCCGACCCGCGAAGAGGCGGCCGACTACGCCGCCACGTTGCCGGCGTTCGCCGGCCCGATCGTGTCCGCGCCTGCCCCGTCGCCGTTCGACGGAGATCAATACGCGTCGCTGATGCGCCGGACCTACGCACGACACAGCCGCCAGAACGATGCGTGGTATCCGGTCGTCGTTGCCGGGTCCGCG